CTTGTTGGCAATTTAATGTAAAGGAGATTATATGAATTGTTGTGGACAAGGGTGCTGTTCAGGAGGATAAGCACTTACTTTAAAATACTTTTAGTTATCATATCACTTGTTATAATTCCACTAAAGGCTATAGCAAATGACACAGATAATACTACAACTACTACTACCACTACTGTACCTGATACTACTACTACGACTATCCCAGGAGAAGTAGAAGAAATAGAAACATTTGATGGACCAGAGGAAACAACGACAACAACAACTGTTCCAGAAAATAACACTACAACAACTACGACTACTACGACAATACCTGAATGGGAACAATCAACAGATATAGAGTTGCCTGAAGATGAGTTAGATAGTCAGGGTAATGAGGTAGAGAATAACATACAGATAGACAGTAATCATAGTAATGGTAACTGGTCTTGTTGTGGTATGACAGATTTTCATATGAACTTACATTACTTTCAACACGGCAACGATAGTAATGACTACACATTTACATTACCTGAAACAACAACAGTAGAGGAAGAAGAGCTAGATATAGATATATACGAGGTAGGTTTTAGGATCGGTGCATTGAATAATGATGGCACAGTTACATACACACATACTGATGAAACAACACAAGTAAATGTTTTAGAAGGTCAAGATAATACAGATATAGAGAATATGTTTGAAGATGTTGTTTACAATATATACGACACATTAGAAACATTTATAGAAAGTTTTACAATTACAATCAATGACTGGTCTTTGCTTGATGACATATCATTTAAGTACATACAACCAACAACAACTACAACAACATTACCTCCACCTCCTAAACCAGAGCCTGAACCAGAACCTTACATACCTCCACCACCACCTGAACCAGAAACATTTGTTGTTATATTAGATAACGGAGAAGAAGCAGAGTATGAACAACACGAGATAGATGATGGTACAGTAGAGAGAGATAATCAACGCAAAAAGAATTTAGAAATTTATGGTGTTGAACTTACTGATGAACAGATAGAACGTGGAGATTTAGAACAATATGACATTGAAATCATTGAAGAACAAGATATGGAAGAACTCGGAGAAGAGTTTTTTGATGATGTTGATGTACCTGACTTTGTGGAGATTGAGTTTACTGAAGAAGAACTTGAACGAGAAACTAAGAAACTTGAACTTGAAGAGGAGATTGAGATATTTATATTTGAGGATGAAGAGGAGATTGAGGAGTTTATAGATACTGTAATAGAGGTAGAAGAGTTTTTAGAAGAGTTTGAAGAAGTAGAGATTATAATTATAGAGGACATAGAAGAGATAGAGATAGACCTAGATGATTGGGATACAGAATTTGAAGAGATAGAAGAAGATGAGTTGGATGAAAATATACCAGGAGATGACACCGAAACAGAGGAGGAGATTCAAGAAGAAGATGTCAAAGAAGTTGAAGAGCTGACCGAAGAAGAGGTTGTTGAAGAGGTAGAGGAATTAGAAGAAGTAATAGAGATAGAGATACAGGAAGATTTAACAGATGAAGAAGTTGAGGAAGCCATTGAAGTATATGTGCAAGAACTCGCAACCGAAGAAGTTGTAGAGGTACTAGAAGAAGTTAATGACATAGGTGTTCAGAACCTAGAACAAGCTACAGAAGAAGTACAAGAGATAGTTCAGGCTGTTGTAGAAGAAGCCATAGAAGAGATAGAAGAGCTTACAGAGGAACAGGTTGAGGTTGTTGCAGAGGTATTGCAGGTACAAACAGAAGATGTTGAGATTATTGCAGAGGCTGTAAAAGAAGATGAGGTTGTTGCAGAAGCTGTTGAAGAGTACGTTGAAAGAGCTGTAGAGAATGCAGATGTAGAAAACTACACACTTGCTGATGTTGTTACAGAGGTACAGTTTGAAACATTCTTAGAGAATCCTATAGAAACTTTTGTAGATATAGACTTTGAAGAAATAAGTATAGAAAACATAGGAGATGATATGACACAGGATCAAAAAGAAAAAGCACAGGAGGTCGTAGTTCCTGTAATCTTGACTAGAATAGCAAGTATGGCTGCGTTTATGTTTAGGAAAACAATATGATAAATAAACTTTGGAACTGGCTTGTAGAGGCTATCAAGGAAACACTTAATCTTAGCTGGACTTTAGTTGGTTTAGTTATTGCAACGCTTACTCTTACAGGATCAGCACAACAAGTAACTGGTCTTGCTACTGTAATTACATTAGGTATATGGTTATTGACTATAGGATTTAGAAAATAATGTGGTTTGATGATGTTATACTAGATGACATTGATGATGAGATAGAAAAACATTGTCGTACGTTTTTACATCCAAATGGATATACAAATGTATCTATTTGTAATTGTAAATATCCAAGTATATAGGAGGAATAATGAAACTAACAGTAGTTAGAACACAGTTTGGCACTGATGCAACCAATGGTATTTTATTAATTGATGGTATTTTTGAGTGCTTTACATTAGAGGATCAATACCAAGCAGTAAAAGTAATGCACGAAACCTGCATACCAGAAGGCACATATGATATTGAGTTTAGAAAAACAGGTGGCTTTCACGCTAAATATTCAGAAAGATATAAGAACGCACACTATGGAATGTTGCATATACTAGATGTACCTAACTTTACCTATATACTTATACACACTGGTAACACTGATGAACATACATCAGGTTGTCTTATTGTAGGTGAAACACAGCAAGATTTAGATAGTTCTAAAGATGGTTTTATTGGTTCTAGTACAATTGCATACAAAAAAATGTACGCAAAGGTAGCTAATCAACTACTACAGGGTAAAAAAGTAACTATAGAATACACAACTATTGATAAATTACTTGATAAACCTGCAGAAAAATCAGATGTTTACGAGAAGTTACAAGAGATTAGTGGTGAAATCAAAGTATTAAATGCTAAACTTGATGGTAGAAACATAACATAATGTTTGAAAGAAAAAACAGAGCAAGAAACCAGGATGGTACATTCAAAAAGGATGTATGGTGGACACCTTGGTCCGATTCGTGGGAGTATAAAATGAGTGAAGATCTCAAAGATATGCTTGAAAGAACACTATGGACTTTCGTGGAAGCATTCCTTGGAGCACTTGTTGTAGCACCTTTAGTATCATTAGATGCTAATACACTTGAACTAGCAGCTTTAGCTGGTGGTGGTGCTGCACTTGCAGTGGTCAAGACTTACGCTAAAAAACAAATTACAAAATAGATTTTGTCATAAATCATAGTTAGACTATGAACAACAGAAAGGGCTGCCTATGACACAAGAGTTAGGTAATAACTACTATAAATCAGGTTGGCAACCTTCTATTGAATTTGATGAAAAAACAGGCAAAGGTGATATAACCTATGTCGGCACTGATCCAAACTACAAAGATAAATACGATAGTATATTGCAGGGCTTTGGATTTGATCCTAGATACTACAAGATAGATGGCTCTGTCAAGGTATCACAGTGGGAAGGTCAGTTAAAGGGTGGTAAAATTACCACCTTTTATGCGTTTAAGGGGGTTGTAAAACGTAAGAATCCTGCACTCGATGAATACTTTGATGAACTGTGCAAGATATATTTAAAGAAACCTAAGCTAAAAAACAAGAAATATGGTGGTGATACAGCGTTTATATGGACAATGGCTGACTGGCAACTAGGAAAAGCAGACTATGGAGTAGAAAATACCCTTAAACGCTACGAGGAAGCCCTTATAGAGGGGGTTCATCAGATTAAGGCACTGCGTAAGGGAGGAACAGCCATAGATGAGGTGTTTTTACTAGGATTAGGCGACCTTACAGAGGGGTGCGATCAGA